GCCTACTACATGCAACAAAACACCAACTAAGGTTAGGAGATACTAATGTTCCCAACTGACTTTTTTACAGATTTTTTGGCTATAGTTCAACACATGGCTTACCAAACCCCTGCCGCAGCTTTAACCGCGGCCATAATTGGGGGAGGAATATTTTACAAAGAAAAAAAGAATAAAAAACTTGGCGCAGATCAACAAGTAGTTGAATATATCTCGGTATTATCTCTCGCTGCAGCAATTACTGGCAGCGTAGCAGCAGCGATTCTATTGATATTGATATAATTGAACAGAATTTCCCCCTCCCCAACTTTCTTTAATAACTTGGTTGTTATATAGGATAAAATTAATGGATAAAAAGTATTTAAGAATTTTTATATTACTTACATCCATCCTTTTTTTTAAACAAAATACAACCTTTGCAATAGACCAGGACGGACCAGGAGGTATACCTAATTTTTATAACAGGCATATAGATTGCCTCCATGAGTATGTAGGTGGGAACCTATTAATAGGAAGCGAAATTCTTGTAGCTGGGGGGATATTAACTTGCTCTATTGGTGCAGCTAAACATATCTCTAATTACCTTAAGGATAAATAAAGGATGAAAGCTATAACTGCAATCAAAGGCTTAATTAAAGAAAGTATCATTGATAAATATAATAAACAAATCGAAATATTATTTGAAGAAGCACAAAACAGCAAAATCACCGATCACGCTACGTGTAAAAAAGCTATTGACCTTTACATCCAAGCAAAAAAGATTGAATCACTAATAGAAACAACGCGCAAACTTCTCAGAAACCCCTACTTAGAAATTGTTAATTTCACTGATAGTGTGGCTCAAAATGAATTAAAACCATTGGCAACGATCCAATCCCATCTACAAAGCCAAATAGACGATTTTTGTTTAGAGAACGATGAAAACGTTACTTCTACATTAGGTACAGCAAAAATTAAGAATAAAACAACATGGATGATTCACAATCATACCCAATTACCAACAGAAATAATTGATGCTAGATATGAACAAATTAAAAAGGCTATAGCGCCCAAAATACATGACATGGTTAAAGCCGGGGTAACTATAATCCCAGGAATAATGATGTCAAAAGACGAAACAGTCCAAATCACTACAAACAAAAAAACAATAGAGGGATAAAATGACAGAAGCACAAACCAACCAACAGCCATCAGCAATCATCGAAACAGGCAAACCTAACGGGGGCTTAATCCCTACCGATTTTGAAGGGTTATGGAGATTTTCTAAGATACTGTCTGTTTCAGGCCTAATGCCCAATGGGCTCCAAAAGCCAGAATCAATATTCGTCGCTATCCAAATGGGGCTAGAAGTCGGCTTATCTCCAATGCAAGCGGTCCAAAACATAGCGGTAATTAATGGTAAACCAGCACTTTGGGGCGATGCAGTTTTAGCTTTAGTTCTAAAATCGAACCAAGTTAAAGACTTTTCTGAACGATTTGAAGGAGACTTTCCTACCGATAATTTTACAGCAATTTGCGAAATAGAACGTTTAGGGTTTAAAACGATTATTAAACGGACATTCTCGATAGTTGATGCTAAAAATGCTAGCCTATGGGTTTATTCTAACAATAATAAATCTCAACATAGCCCTTGGGCAAAATATCCCAAAAGAATGCTCCAAATGAGGGCTAGATCTTGGGCCCTAAGGGATGGTTTTAGCGATTATCTGAAAGGGTTTGGAGTAGCCGAAGAAGTTAAGGATTATGTTGATATTACTCCCAAGTCCGAAATTAAACCTCAAATAGAGACTAAGCCTCAATTGAATAGTCATGTCAACGCAACAATCGCTGAAAGTATTAACCACATTGCAACTTTTGTTAGCCCCAAGTCCACAAAAAGAACACTAGGTGAAGATTTTAATGAATTATGTAAACAACACCTTTTAAATGCTCCCTCAGAAATTGCTACGATCCCTATCAAAGAGATAACTACTAAACTAGATGAGTATTGTAAATTAATGGCATCACGCTCCGATATAGACGTTATAACCTATAAAGACGCAATAATTGAATATAACGGATTCAAAGATTTTTGGGAAGAATTCGTACATTGGCTAAAAACAGGTGACCCATTTATAAAATTAGCTCCTGTAGATAATAAAACAAATTTATTTTAAAAAGCCAAAGGATAAAAAATGACTACTCAAAAATGGTTAAAATGGATTCCTGATGAATGGGAGCTAGAAACAGCCCCAATATCCAATACTATGAAAGGTGTTTGGAGCATCATTAAAGGAAGAACAATTAAAAGCGATAATCTTGGTACTTGTAACTATTCAATACTAGAATGGGCAAATATTTTACGCACACCAGAGAAAGAGATAATTAATGTTTTTAAATATTTAGATGAATCCCCTATAGAAGTATTCAGCGAAATCGATGAAGCTGCCTCGATAATCACCATAAAGTATCTACCCATTATGAAAAAGTATGAACAACAACAAAAAGATAAATTAAAAAAAGACAGTAATAATAATGAAAAACGTAGGGAAAAATTATTAGAATATTTAAAAAGTATTTACCACCCAAAAAAAACATCAATCCAAACGATTAAATCTAAAAGAATCTTTATGCAAATTATGGAAGAAGCCTCTAACAAAGCGATGAGAAAAATGACGGAAACATTATCCTCACCCAAACCTATAACCAACAAAAAAGTTAGGAAACAACTTCTAATAGCTGAAAAAAATGAATTCATAAAAATTAAGAACCATATAATAACTTTACGACAAACCCCAATTTGGGAGAAGAAAAATGGTCAATACTTGTTGGGATTTGGCAATTTCTTAGACGATAAAGGATGGCAAAATAAACCAACCCCCCTAATCTTCAAAAAAAAAGCAATCAGTCGAAAGCTACATGAAGATCCAGCAATGCAAGGGTTAAAGGAGTTGATGGAAAATGACCCAGCTACGTCCACTTGAAATTAACCCAGTAAATATCCAGGTGGATATTGTAGGGACTTGCCGTATTTGTAAAAAAAATCCGCTCTATAGCCTTAAAACTATGCTAGGAATTACCATAGGACAAAGTATATGCGATGATTGCCAACTCAAAGAAACCAAACGCAAGGAACAAGAAGAAAAACAGAAGCGTATAACACATTTATATGAATGGTCTAATTTACCCAAGACAGCAACCATAATAACATTTGGGAAAATGCTTACGGAGGAAGCCTCCAACCAAAAATTAATTAATAAGCTAGAAAAAGAAACAATCGAAAAACATTCAATATTACCGTACATTTATGGCTCATCTGGAGTCGGCAAAACCCATTTAAGTTATTGCTTCGCCAATAGGATGATTATTCAAAACTATAAACATACATATTTCGTTAATATCCCAAACACATTATGGAGGTACAGAGTAGAAAAAATCCACTTTCCTTCGTGGGCATTGATACCTATATTAATTATTGATGACCTATGGAATCACACTATAACCAATTGGTCACTAGATTTTATATATGAAATTATAGACAACAGGATAAGATATCAAATGCCGACTCTTATTACCAGCAACACTTCTCCATTCAACCTAAAAGAGTACCTATTTTCTGTAGCCAAAGAAAACATTTCAACTTCATTAATTAAATCTTTAATAGATAGAATTTTTGAACTATGTGAACCAATAGAAATGAACGGAAACAGCAAAAGAACACAATTAGCTTTAACTCGTAAAAAAAATGAACAAAAATAATAAAAGCATCCAAACGTTCTTCATCCCAGGGGCCCTCCCTGGGATGAATGAAATTATTGCAGCTTCAAAAAAACGTTACAAGAAAATACCGTATTATAGCATCATCAAAAATCGATATACATTTATTATTATTAACGCAATTAAAATAGCTAGGATAAAACCAGTCAACCAATTTCAATTAAATATTGAATGGACCGAACGAAACAAAAAACGCGATCCAGACAATATCGCAGCAGGGATAAAATTCATATTAGACAGCTTAATTATTACAGGAATCATAAAAAATGATGGATGGGCAGAAAATAAAGGCTGGACCAACAAATTTAACGTTGGCACCCAGCCTAAAATAAAGGTTGATATTATTTCAATTTCTTAATATGGCGTTGTTATAGTAAGTCTAGAAGTACTTCCACTCGCATTAGACACTTGGTCAATATGCTCTTTGATATCATTTATATGAATCTCAGTAAAATATTTAGTCGTTCCATCGGTCTCATTAGTCCATTTTCTTGTACGCAAGACACCTTCAAATGAGGCACAATCTCCAACCTTTAGCGTATTATATGCGGTTAAAGCAAGGTTCCCCCAAAAAACGACTTTATGCCACTCATACTTAATCCTTTCCAAACCGGTTTTCTTGTCAATCCAAGCTTCACTGGTTTTAATAGTTGTAGTGGCTATTCCTGTTCCATGCACAGTCGTTTTATAAGTTATTGGTCTAGTTAACTCCCCAGCAATAAAAACCTTATTAATATTCAACACAATATCCCTACCCTTTTTCTTTCGCCGCCTTCCCAATCATATCTATAATGTTCTGGATAGCTGGGATTACTATTTGTACCAAAATTTGTAATACTAATTTAATTTTAGAATAATCAATATTTTCAGCGCTCAACTCTATTATTTTTGTCTTAAGATTATCTACAGTAACAATAGCCTCACTAACCAATATATTTTTATCCTTCTGCACACATTGTTCGTTTTGAAGACATTTCTTCTTATCATAACATTCCATAAATACCTCCTATTTCATTTTTCTATGCAATTCTTATAACACTAAAAGTACAAAGGGGGAGTTCTGTAGCAAGATTTTGAGTTAATTGATTTATCTTATAAAGAGGTTCAAATACTATGTTTTGAGGAGTAGCACATGTCCCTGGATAATCCCTGTCTGTTTGGACCCACACTATATTAGCATGCAAACCAACTTTTTGATATGCTAAATTTTTTGGGTAATGCGTTTCATTGAGCTGATACGGGCCCAAAAAAACCACATACCTTTTTTGTAAAGCAGACCAAACCAATATTCTATACCCAATTAAAATTCTAAGATTCCAAATATCTGCTTCTGGCTTATATGTTACTAAATTTAGAGATATCAAATATTTAGATGTGTTAGCATACCCAGCTGGCAAATTGGGAATAGCAATTCCGTACCTAATCTCTTCTCCAGGTCCATTAACCCTAACTGCCTTTGAATACTTATTTGCATATATTCCAAAAGATTCTTGAACATACTCAAATCTATAAGGTAACCATTCAAAAAACAGCGGAGTATCTAATATAACTCCAGATTGCAAAACACAATAAAACTGATTCTCAAAAGTAATATCAACTGGGTAAGTTTCCCCTTTATTTAAATAATGGAAAATTCTTGCCCGCGGACGGTTTGGGTCATTTGGATTAGGATGCGCCCATAGCTGAATAACTTTTAAAGAAATATTATTAAGCCTTGCGGTCCTTGTGGGGGGGGTATAATCATAAGGGAACAACCAATCCGAAAAATGATTACTTGCGGTTTTATATATTTTGTTATCATCTGTTTGTACCGCTAAAGCCGCGACACTTGTCTCAAAGCCATAACCGCCTTCTGGCCATTCGTGAATAGGTCTCATTACGTCCATATTAATTCAACCTTATAACCCCAAAATAAGACTTCATATTATCAAGCCATATAACATTATATCCCCATAGATACGTATTAGTCCGTAAAAGAGGAAAAATTTCAACCTCCGTATTCGAATTTATACCCCAACTATACACATAAGAACCAGATATAGCCAAAGTATCATAAGCTATCGTCCATTGTGAATCAACAGATGCTAATGGAACAAAATCAGTAATACCGGGATAAGCTGGATACCGCAAATAAAGCGCTAGATCAAACCTTAAATTCCAATAATAAAATTGTGAAGTATCCAAAGAACTCAAATATAAAAATATCATATAAAGTCGGAAATTATCATGTAATTCCTGACTAATTTCGGTAGGCCTAAGCGCAGGCAAAAGGAAAGAAGTCGTAAAATTAGGTGGAGTCTTTCTAGCTGCAGGCAAAAAACCATACTCAATAGGCGATGTACCAGAATATGATCTGGTAATTAAATACTCATCAGAAGTCCTAGTAGAAAATGGGAGCAAATGCCAATTACCGGCATCACCACCACAGGCTTCATATGTATGAGCTCCAACTAAAGGAACAAATTTTAATACTCCAAACAATCTTTTAATATACTCAGGACCACCATACATCCAATCATAATAAGCATCATGATATTGCAAAACAAGAGCATCCCGCCCAAATTGTCTATCCTTGATAGACCTGACTCCCGTAACGTTCTTAAACGTACGTTGATAATTGGTATTCATAACTGCATTACGATATTTTAACATTGGGTACTTACATGTAGGGTTTTGGACCCAATCAGACCCAAGGCTAATTTCATCCCCTGCTATCCCAGATGCACGCGGGTATGTTTGGAACGGTTTAACCTTTATGTCTATATCGTCTGCCATAAATTACACCATTTTAGCCACTGAAAATTCAGACGCATAGCTCTTATAATGAGTCTCCATTTTTATCAACCCCGGGAAAAAGAATGGAGCAGCTGCAGCACACCACACAATTGGAATGAGCCATGTTCTCTTAGTATTAGCTGCCTTATAATATAGATAAGATCCACCAACAGTCATTTCGTCCCAAGTTAAAACATAAGCGAATAATTCGCTAATACAGGTTACATCTACAACTGTTGACCTATCCTCAGACATACTTGCAAAGCCAACCCTGCCCTTAAAATCATAAACTACAGGAGGAATCCGTGGACCAAAATCATGCGCTCTAAAATTAGTTTTATAATTTATTATGTAAACTGAATCAAAAGAAGTTTGGGGCAAATAAATAGCCACATGATGCCGTAGTTTAGTAACTGTCGGCTGGTCTTCTACCGTACGCATCAAAACACCCAACCGACAAGCTTGGCTAGGAGGCAATAAATCATAATCCAATTGAGGTTGCCACAAATAAGGGTACCCACCTGGGGGAACTGGGACTGGTACCGGTTTATCCCAACAAACCGTAATCAAAGAGCTAAAATCTCTTGGACGACATGTCCCAAAAAGCGATTTTTGAAAAAATGGACCACCAGAAATTATTGTATCTTTATCCCCAACAATATAATCGGGGTCATAACCTAAAACGTCAGGCTGTGAGTTAATGTAATTATATAACTGCAACTCGCTCATATATGGAGATGCCCCACTATATAATACGTATTCTTTAAAATCTGCAAGAGTTACGTAAACATTCCCACCACTACCATCAGGCTTCGATAGAATTATCGAATCAGATTCCAATAAATTTTCTGCACGCCTCCACGGCAGATCGTAGACTACAGTTGGGTTTATATGGGTCATATTATGGCCAAACTTATTTTTGCCGCAGGCTTATCTTCCATCGTAGTCATATCTACCATAACATTTAATTTAACTTTACTATAGAAAATTTAGTCCCAACCGATTGGCTCGAAAGGTAAGTAACTTTATTAACCATAAACATAGGCATAATCCAATGGTGTAACCCAGACTCTCTATTTTCATCATGATATATTATCGAATCACCCCAAGCTATCTCTGTGGCAGTAGGCAACATATCTGCCCAAAACTCTCTAACTCTCGTTGACCATATCTGCTCAGGAGGACGTCCGGGCTCTCCCCTAAAAACCCCTATATACATTTTTAAACTAACATGTTCTATATCTGACGGGGACGGGGTTAACAAAAGCTGCACCGACACAAGATACACACTGACTCCCGAAATACTAGGATTCATATGTGGCAGCCTAAACGCTTGGCCTGTAATCCCTTGCCAATCATCTGTACATAATTCTGGATAATACTGAGGTAATCGCCCATGATCAAATTCAACATAATGACAGGGGAAAGAACGCCATGTCCCCCACCCCCACAAGTTGTTAAGGTTGAAAATCCCAGCTACTTGAGCACCAATACGATTGGGGAAAAAAGGCGCACCCCATACAGTCGTTACTTCAGGTAAATTTAGACTTGGAACACCTGTATTGTCCCCTACAGTCCCCGCAATAACTGCATTAGCCTTCGCATCTTTATTAGTAGCCACCATATGATCAGCAACCCCGCCCAAAGCCCTTTTCTTAATATCGTCCTCAGTCTCTCCCCCAATAATCGATATATCAGGATCAGCCAACGTAGTCTCTGGGAGTAAATCGGGAATATTCTTTAATGTTATTGCCATAACGTGCCTTTTTTTTATGCTATTCTACACATAGAAGCTCTATACTCAACTAACTCAAATGGAGGCTTACCAAGAATACCCCAAAAATCAGCATTAAAATGACTTTTTAATACAGGGCAAATCCATGTATCTACAGCTTGGTTGGCTTCCACCCTTACAAAAGTAGACATCGACACAGTAAAACCATCAGTTTGGTCATACGGCACATGCCACGCCAAAATAGAATCAACAGGGATAGGCATAGAAGGCGATACAATAGTATTAATATAGCCAATATCGGCCCACATAGGGTGCGTCGTAACTCCAAACGGAAGGTACTCAGGCCTAAAACGCCAACTTGCCGAAAGATGGTAGATACTATTGTAAGGCAAAAAAGCCTTAACCCTAAAAGCATAAGTGTCCCCCCCCGATATATCGGGGAAGGTATGCGGAGCTAAAGCCGCATAATCAGAATATTGTGGAACTTTTCTTAAAAAATGATCTATCCATAAACATGATACAGGGGGAACATTCCATACAGTATCTCCAGTAACTTCCAATATTCTATGCGTAGACCCAGGACTCCACTGTACCGTTCCCCAATATTGATTTGGTAAATTTGGATTATGTTTATGCTCAACAGCAACATCTCCTACTGGAGTATTATTGATTATATTAGAATAGCTCTCAGGTAAATATTGACTAGGGAGAGTAGAAATATTATTAACGAGTAGATCTGTAAACCTCATGTCCAATGGCGGATCATGATTTAATGTATACGTAATAATATCCCCAAGCAATTCCTTCTTTGCTTCTGCGTCACTATCATGGGCTATACACAATAATCTACCGTCACCCAACTCGTAAGGGTCACTATCAAGACTATGGTAAGAGACTTGATCTAAAGCCATCTCAAACTCCAAATTATTTTATTCTTGCAACCTTAAACGTAGTATGTGCTCTGTTATAAAAAAGCCCTGGGCGATGAGAAGCAAACGCAAAACATGGCGTATACCATCGTTTTTCTGTTAAATTAAACGGGACAACAAGTGTATAACTTCCACTTATAGCAAAAGGAGTGAAATTTAAATGAACTCCTTTCCAAAGATTCGTATTAAGCCAAAGAATATAATTTTGAACAGGCGGTTCCCCCATAAAGAACATAAGTCCAACAGCCATTTCAAAAGATTCAGTTAAAACAGAAATATAGCCGTTGGTAGCAAGATTTATCTCTATTTGATATACAGCAAAAGATTCATTCATAGAATATGAATGCAATGGTGGGGTGAAGGAATAAGTCGTAGAGTCAGGCATAAAAGTAAAAAGTTGGCCTCCAAAATCTAACCAATTAAAGTCAATCCACCACGGAGACCAAGGAGGCAGAATATCCGGAAAGGCAAGAGCATCACTTGATAATTGTCCATACGCCTGCTCTGGGAAATATGGGCCCCCCTGAGATTGGATAATATCAGCTCCCTCACTAAAGCCAACAACTAATTTTGGCACAGCATGTGCATTTGATATATGAGTGCTAATGGAAAGGTTTTTAAAAATACCAACCCTCCCGGCACTATAATTTACAATATGCGCAGCTAACGATAATATCGTAGTCTTATAAATTTCATCAGACCCATCCTTAGAAACTGTTATCAAATCAGTATCTACCAAAGGGTCTACATTTCGTGCCAATTCATGTATAGTTTTAATAATCTCAATAGGCATGTTTTTCTCTTATTACAATTAGCTTTAATTATAAAGCATTGGCTCCAGGGACATTATCTCTAGCTACAACTCTAATCCTTAAATGCCCCCAAAATATAGAATTTGTCTGGTTTTGTTCAAATGTATATAAAGCTGCATTTTTAACCCCAGATAATCCCAACAGGACGGTCCCTAACCTAAAAATTATTACCCCTATAGCAATATCAAACCCATGCCCTTCTTTCCAAATAAAAACATCAGGGTATGCATCTGACGTTACAGTTAACCCATCATCAAAAAACAACCCCACCTCTGTGATATCCTTGAGGTTAATTGGGATATCCCCATCTAACAACCTTATTCTAAAGATATTGCTAGATGGGGTTACAACTGTAACAGTAGGGACTTCAGACATTCTATTTATGGCGCATTCACACTGGAAACTTGAAGATCACCAATATTAAACCTGGCAATAGTACTAGTTCCAATTGTTACTGGATTGGTTAAGTTCCCACCCAAACTAAAATCAGTAATACCAGTAGCAGCCCCAAAAACAGCAAAAGCAGTAATAGTCCCCCATGATTGAGTAGATTCGGGGAACGTAATCTCGACAGAGTTTGTTACCTTGGCTGTATCCGCATCAGCTGCCGTCCAGTTTGTCGTATTACGAGTTACCGCTACCCTAGCGTATCCGGTAGTAGGGCCAGGCTCACCATTAACAAATGGGTTTGGATCAGACCAAGTAGCCGGTGCAGTAGATAGCGCTACATAAAATACTGCTGGATACGAATGAGAATCCGATCTAAAAAGTAAATTCTGTAAAGCCTGCGCACTCGATAAAGAATAACCGTTAATAGCCACTGTAATTCCTCCTATTAATTATAATTAATACAATAATTTTAACCTATTGTCAAAACAATATTATTCATACTCATAAAAAATAAAATGTAAGTTTGGTTCACCAAAATAGATCAACCTTGGTTTAACAATTATCTTTTTTAAGATCTTTGTAGGCACTGCAAATGTAACACTTTTTTGGACTAACTCACCGAATAACCTATGATACCCAGTCCAAATATATGCAGTGGTATCAGTTAACTGAATATTATCTATTAAAAGATCTTCTGTAGCTATACCTAAGTAAGCTTCTTGCTTAGACTCCTGTAATAAATAAGCCTTAAGATATTGCTTAGGTACATGAGTTGGGACTAAATACGCTCTTGAAATTTCAGTCCTTTGCCTAGTAGCAAAAGACTTAATAAATGCATGCCCTTCTTTTGTAATAAAAGCGTACGGGACCACAGACACATATTCTACAGCACTTTTTGCATCTCCAATAACATGAATTAACGAATTAGAGTATGTATTATGCTCTATCTCTATGTCTAAAAGAGTACGAAGCCTAATCGTACTTACAACATAATGCCTATGAATAGGATGGCTGTGAAGCCTCATTGTATCATAAACATCAGACACAGATGCCGAAACCTGCGTAAACTCTCCATAGATAGGCTGCGCAAAATGAATTCGGCTATACTGAGTACTCTCTTGCGCAATAAAACCACTAATTGACTTATAATCAAATATCGTTGCAACGCTAATTGATTGATTCGCTGCAATAACAGAAATATCTTTTTCGGTATGAAGTGACCCTATAGCCTCAGACGATTCAGACGTAACCCCCTTAAAAACAAGATCAGTATCAATGGCAGCAATAGAAGAAGACTGTTGATAAATATCCCCTTGAATATTTATGCCATAAACACCTAAAAGCCCAGAGCCTAAAGAGTATTGCCAAACAAAAGAGTTAAATTGTGTCCCGGTAAAAATTCGTCCAAAACTAAAAGAATGTTGAACTATAGTAGTGGTTGGTAATGACCCCTCAGTAGATAATTTTGTTTCTGAAACAGTATTATGGGTAACGTCGGCTAATAATTCACCACCAATCAAAACTATATGCGCTACAGCAGCACTACTTTGCTGAATATTACTAGCAAAATGAGGCTCCTCCCTACGTAGGGTAGGTATAGCTAAAGAATAGTGTACAACATCAACATAAAAAGCACCATGAATCTCTATCGCAGCTAATGCACTGGTGTGCTGACTAACATCTAAGGCCTGCAAATCTTCTTCAACAGCACCAGGCTGGCCAAAGATAAAAGTAAGGCTATTATCCGCTACATAATAATTTATGTCAGGATAAGCGCGATCACCAAGCGCAATTATCGAAGTTTTGAACCCACTTATTAATTTTGCGCGTGAATAACAGATAATAGATGCTGTGAGATTAACAATCGCCATTATCCTATTGCGTTCTTCTGTATATTTTAAGGGTACTTGGCTTAATAATAATTTGTTTCCTTGTGACAGGATCAGGTATAGGAGTTGGAGAATAATCAGTTAAATCATATCTCATATAATACCATAATGGAGGAGTAGTTATGTATAAATTCGTTGTTAATAACTCAAAATAAGTAGATTCGGCCCATGGTCCGGTTGCACTCGGACCAACATATAATTTAACCCCTAATCCCCCAGCATAATTATTAGGAGTAACCCCTGACATACTATACTCATAATCTAAGGCAGCCAACATTCCCCCAGTTAAACTTACCCTATAATAAAAAGTTTGATTAATAAAATAAGGAATACTACCAGCCGACACAATTAACCTATTCGCACATTGGACCGCTACACTATCATGATCTGGATCAGTAATCACATTAGCCGGAGTGGCATCCAAATAAAACCAATACCGAATTGGTGGCCCAGGATATATTTCTTTTTTCTGAATTACATAAATTATATTATATTCGTCTTCGATCCATCTTATCCGAGCACCTTCAAAAACAGCTTGATAATTGGCCAAAGTAGTCTCTACCCAATTATCTGGAGGAGACCCGGTGCTAATACCATCTGGAAATACTCTAATATCCCCCCACGCAGTTTTACCGTCAACATACGTGGACGGAAATGCATCAGCAGTTACTTCATCTCCAAGAGATACAGCATCCCAATCATCTTTTGATTCTAAAACTACAGTATTATCTGGAGGATCACCAGAAAACCTATCACAAGATACCAACCCCTTACCAGTAACAACACTACTCTGTAAAATAACTGGAGCAGTAGTATAATACCCAGAAAGACTTGGGTTGGTAATAATACATTTTAAATTACCCCCTGATTCTTCGGTACCATTGTGCGATCCAGTTGTATAACTTACGGGATTATTAAAAAAAAGAGCATAATTGGGAGGGATAAATTTTGTTTCATTTTTATAAACAGGAACATTACCATAATTCGCATTTGTTCCAAACGTATCTAAAATAAACCTATAATTACCGGGAGCTAGCCCGGTAAAAGTATATTGTGGACTAGATTTTCTAGCCAATAATAGAGCCCCGCCATATGTCCCGGTAGCGATATCTTTATGTGCTCTAAATTCCCATGACTCTACATTAGAATACAAAATAGCGTCTGGATTATAAAAATCAGTGCTAGTTAATGTTACTGTATCCCCAGAAATATTAGTAAATAAATCAAGTGGACTAGCCGGGAGAACTCCAGAAATACCCACTACAGACCAATTAGCTTCAGCAGGGGTCAAAGATATTGCACCTTCAGTAGAAACACTCCAAAACCTAAAGTAATACGTTATATTTTCTTCAACACTCTCCATAGAAAAGTTATCTACTACGCTGGTCAATTGCGTAAATTCTCCGATATCCCCAGCTCGTACATAAATATTGCTATACGCATAAAAAGTATATTCAGTAGGAGGTTCAAAAGTGCACTTCAACCGAACAAATGTCCGCCCACGGAAAGTATATAATTCTTCCTCAAAAACTATGTTAATTACTGGAGGAGGTGGATCATATGGGGAATATATGTCAATAATGTACCTTTCCTGATTATCATTATAAACGGCATCATATAATTCGACATTATCTTCAACAAAAGTAATTTGCACCAACCCATCCGATAAAACTACGGATTCTTTTATCCTATATTTTTTCGTAGGATCTACCCCAAACAATAATTCAGTTGAAGAAAAATTTATAACATCATTAACATCAATAATAACAGTATCTAGCCTCAATGTTGCAGTATAAATTCTATTTAACCGCTCTCGCTCTAATATATAAGCTGCCATTTCAGCAGCTAATGCTCTATCCGTATACCCAGGGAAATCAATCGTACGAACCTTTCCCGAAACAGCCTCCCCAATGGCAAAATCATCATCAGTCCATTCAAGATTAGGGCTAACATAACGAACCAAAGCAGTATTGGGCAAATCATGCGTGCTGGGCTGTGACACAGAAACAAGGGCTAATCCATCATCACTTCTTACAATATGTTCATCGGTAACCGAAAAAATACTTGGAGCATCTTCAAGATAATAGCAAAATAATTTACCAGCATAATAGGTCAATACTCCTCTAAAATGATATAAAATTGTATCAATAATAGATTGAGAACTAACCTGAGAGTTAATAACATAATTAAATTTCCACGGCTTTATATGATTATCACAATAATTCTTTGCGGACACCCATGTATCCAAATCTATCAAATCAGGGGACCATCCCAACCCATACCTAGAATTAATGACATAATCATATAAAACTAAAACAGGATTATCAGACCATGCAGGAGGAACCGTAGGATTCGTAAAATCTTTTAATTTAATTCCCTTTATTACAATTTCTCTATTAGGTATAGTTTTAAACGTTGCGAAATCTAACTCGAACACAATATATGCAGTATTCCGCATAGTATCGGTAAACTTAGAAATAGCTGTCTGTATATGAGAATCAACAAGCTGATCATTAGTCCCGGAATGAAAATAATATTTAATTTTACCGGACGGATAATCCTTGAATTTTCTCCCAGCAATAGTAATTAGTGGATGACCTTCAGTATCAACTTCAATCCCTTCAATTTCCCCTTCACCCAAACAATGTACAATCCATAACGTCTTATTCTTATTGGTTAATTCAACAAAAACATCATTACTCCCAATAATCCTTTTTCCATAAACTAAATTTAATGTAGCTTGTGTAGTTGATGTATTATACCTAAGCTCCTGTCGAGCCCCCTCTCTAACCCCAAACCTTAATCTTCCCCCTAAAAGCGCACTCCCACCAACCAAAATAGCTCCAGCAATAGCACCAATTGGACCAAAAAAGGCTACTGCAACCCCAGCAATAATAGGCGCAACCGCTCCAATAAATTTTCTTACTTTACTACCCATTGATTCACTTTAAATATCTATAAACATTTTTTACATTATATAAATTTAATTGTATAACAATAGGACCTTCTTTATCTGACGTAGTCATCATTTGTCCATTTCCACAATCAATCCCTAATGCCCAATTATCAATACTATCATTCATCGTTTCATCATCATTTTTTGCATACGTCCATAGAATATCCCCTGAGTATCTATGCAAAATTGGAATTTGAAGAAAATGTTTTAGAAAATATCTTTCTAAAGTTTCTAATACAATTTTTTTATCTTTAAAATACACATCTTTATAATTATTTAAATTAACAATCTCTCCACTTTCAACATCCGGCAAAAGCTTTCCAGTAGTTAAATATATATAATTTATCACTATGCCAAAACAGTCAGACTCAGCTGCCAAAGGACTTTTGCTGAGAGGAGACCCAAGCTTATATCTAGTATTCATCAACCAATTGATAGCATTCACATGGCTCAACAAACCGCTTTTACATGATTCCGCTAAATCATCACTTATTTCTTTTTTCTCTCTGGAATCAATATTTTGTTTATCAAACTCGGCAGCCATCTAAACCCTCCAAAATTCTCCGTATTATTATAGACATCTCTACAAACCTTATACGTCCTATCACAAACCAAATCTCCTGGCGTAGGATATTTACACTCAGCCCCACCAAACTTTCTCCACCTACAACTTGCCGAATATTTATAAGTAGTAACATTGTTCCATTGGATAAAAATTGATGCTATTTGCAAATCAATCTCACCGGGAGAATACTCCCACTTATCTACATTCCCTTGGAAAAATAAAGTCCCCCCATTCGTAGGAATATTATAATTATCATCTAAAATAACTAAATATAATTTAGCCCCTAGCGGAATATGCCCCTGGCCTAACAACGCTATATACAACGATTCAACTTCGGTTTGTATCACATCATCAATACGTATGCCCAAAACATCTACTACCGAAGAAGTTGAATAACTAATAGGACTAATCTCCATCGCTCTAGGGTAATAAACTTCCACCCCATACGTAAGTGGAGTATCCCAATTAGTGAATCTAAAATATTTAGAATCTTCTGCTGCCAATTCTAATAAATAAGCAAACGTATACTCTTCTTGCCTAAATTTATCTAATATCGTTGGGTCTATATGACGCACTAATCTTTACTCATTATCTTTTTTTATTAAAGTAAGCGTCCCGCTACATTGAACATTATTCGTACAAAAAAGAGGAGCAGCGGCACGAGACAACACCCCACATAATTTATCTTCTCTTAAATTATTACAATTGAGGCCAATACCTATTAAATATTGAGAGCAATCCTCCAACCTAGTAAATGGGCATTTATTTATTTTATCTAAATTCAACCCCCTATTCTGGTGGATATCGACTATATTCTTCATATACCTACTCCCATAAAACCGGTTGCAATTGTTTCAAAACCACAGTCAAAGAAGAAAACGCCGCCTTAACTTCATTAAAAACAATAGGGGCTTCATCAAACCTAGCTTTAAGCTTTAAAACTCCAGTAAAATCAAGCGTATATTTAGCTCCTTCTGGAGCACCATAGGCGAGGGTCACTCTATCCTCCCCATCAGGACCAGCATATGGAGTAAAAATATAATTAACCTCACTAACGATAACCCCGTCTTGTTTCAAAATAACATTAACGCCGCCCTTAGAAGGCATGATTAATGTAGTTTGGCCATCCTGTGCATACCCAGCGTACTCATCGAAATGATGACTGATCTCAGGGAAAAAGAATTTGAAAGAAGTTAATGGCCCTTTCTGGGCATTATAAAAATCATAAATAGCCCTTACATTAGCGAATGGAACCTGTTGGTATTGAAGGGTAATTACCCTATACTTAGAAAATCTTACCAACCGGCGCCTTTCTACACCATTTTCAAATTTTGTAGCAATAATTTGCTGGATTAATGACCATTGGAAAGGAATATTACTAGGGACAACAGTAACTATATCCGGATAAACAGCCATCTATATTACAGACCCTCTTAGGCTAGACATTAGCCCTCTGTCTCCAATCTGTAAAGCCTCTATTACAGGAGTTACAATGGCTTGAGGATTCTTTCTCATCAATGCGACTAAACTTTGGCTATCAACAGCGCTTATATTAATTGATATGTTGGTGGGTTGCTGTGCGGCTTCTCCATTATCCATAGCAGATAAGGGAACGACAGCCTCCGCCCCACGTTCACCAAAAGCATAACCACTCCCAGTATTCGCTCCAATACCAACAACAGGCTCAGTTAATATGCCACCAGAAGCAAACCCGAAAAATGATTTCACAGCTCCAAAAATTCCGCCCACGATTCCGCCCACCCCAGAAGATATCCCCCCACCAGCATGAAGACCAGCTAACAAATTCCTAAATGCTTCTATAATCGGAGTAGCCACATAAAACTGCAAAATAATTTCGTTTAAACTACGAATAATAGCTAAAGCAAACTTTTTCATATCTAAAGTTCCACCAACAGTTAAATCAGCTAACGAAGAAGCTAAATTATTGGCTTGCTGGGTAACACCACTAAAAAAATCTTTATATAATTGATAGTCTTGTTCCATTTCAGTAGGAGAAAACATTTTTTCAAACGGAGTACGCTTTACTTTCTTCGCCTTCTTAGAGGTCGCCAATAATTCCTGACCATATTTTTTAGCCTCTACAGCTGCCGCTGATAATGCATCAGCATGTTTTTTTGCCTCAACCGTTAAATCCTTTTGCGTTTGAATCGTTTCAGTGACAGCTGGCCCTCCAAAAATCTTTCTATATAAGTCTTGAGCCTTCGTTATAATGGGTGAAACATACGACTGCCACAATTGCACTAAATATCTAATCCCTTCAGTAACCCTATTGATACCAACAGCCACTAGATCAATCATTACTTTAACAGCAGCCCCAACCCCGCCTTCCTCAAGCAACGCTTTCCTAAACTCAAACCATGCAGTACCAAGCCTCCCCAAAGAAGCCTGCATCCCCTTACTAGCCTCTTGCACAGACCCACCAAGCTCTAACACAATTTGTTTTGCAAACCTAGGGAGAACATCCTCTGCTAACAATGAACCCTTTTTTAATAAATCGCTTAAATCTTGAGTAGTTACGCCAATAGAACGGGCCATAATCTGCATAGCACCAGGTAGATGGTCCCCTAACTGTTGTCTTAATTCTTCAGAACTAATTGTCCCCTTACTAATCATCTGAGCCAAAGCGACAAAAGCTAATTCAGTTTGCTGAGCACTCATACCCATAACCGCTGACGCAGATGCTATCGCCTTAAAAATATCCCTTGTCTGCTCACCCTCTAACGTTGTCCCTTTAGCAGAAGCAGCCAAACGACCATATTCTTTAGAAGCTACGCCTAAAGATAACCCAAGACGTTCAGATTCAGCTTTAGCAAAATTAAAGGCTTCAGCCCCGGACTTAACTGATCCAGTAGCGAATCTTAAAGTTCTATCAATAGATTCAAACCCAGCAGTAGTATCGGCAAGCTTCTTCCCAAAAGCGACTAAAGTACCAATAGCAGCTACACCAATTACAGACTTAATCGTATTGGACAAAGAACTAAATTTGCTACCCATTGTAGAAGTAGCATTCTTTGTTTTTAGAACACTTTTATCTAAAGTAGACACAAAATTAGTAGCGTCTAAATTAAACTTAGCGTTTAATGTCCCAACATTAGTCGGCATCTTTACGATCTATCTTTTTCCTAATTTTAGTAAGAATACGGTGATGATCCCCTAGCGTTTGCCGTTTTTGTTGTTTCTCAATTGGTGGATAAGCAAAATCCTCTAAAGAATATTTTTTAGAATTATACTTTTTAGGGTTAATAACTGCTAACCCATTATTAGCTATTACAGTAGTCAACATAGCCGAACGCATTCGATCAATATCTGCCCCCCACGGAAATAATTGAAAAAATTCAAACCATTCACTAAGCTCATACGAATCAACTCTACCTAATAATTCTTTTACTGTACATCCAAAAGACAAGGCAAGCTTAAACAAAAAAACTTTAAACCCACTACTTTTTATTTTTTTTTAATTTCTTCTTTAGCATTAGGAGAAAGCCCGTTAAGATCTAAACACTTAGCAATTAATTTTGATGTAACAGCCGAACTTTTCTCCCCTAGCTTATTAATTTCGTCATCTAAAAAGATTCTTTGCCCAGTCTCATCTTTTAAACATAAAGCCAAAAGACGGATAAAAACATCTAACTTTGGGGTACTATCTTGTATAAAACATTCTTCTATAGCTAAACGTTCCCTACCATTCATCACATAAAGCCTGACATTCCCTCCCCATTCATCTACATATACAACTTCATACTTTTCATCATTAATACTATGTATTGTATCTCTACTCAAAAATTTCTCTTCTTGCATATTTCTTTACTCACTATCCTGACGGTGGGGTACTAGTCATATCCTCAAAATATATAGGCCCATCTACAGTAATTGTCATATTAAAAATTAATCTATCATCTAATGCAAACTCAGGACTAATCTCACTAATATATCCTTCAAACCTATGCTCTTTATTACTAGACTCACTAACAACTAATGGCACCAAAATCCTATACCAATTCTTTACATTATACTCACCATAATCAGTCATCATTGTCCAATACCCATCATAATTATCCGGCAAATAATTACACGCAAGCGTAAAAGCAGCAACATTATATAACCCTGGAACAAAATTCCTCCATAAACCAGGGCCATGAGAAGTAACCTCATACATTTCTCTTGAAGTAGTTAATGCACCTATTTCATAAACCTCAGCAATAGGTTGCCATAAACTAGACTTTCCAATATCTATCGTAGTAAATTTCCCAGCACGCACTAAATTAAAAGCCATCCTCCTCACCTCTTTATTCGTAGAACACCAACAGCAGAAGATAAATTAAATACCCACTTTTGTAACCTGTAATAACAAGTAGTACGCATAATTTTAATCGTCAAAGAGCATTGTGGCCTATTTGTATCATCATACCCAATATCAATAGGACCTTCATCTACAAAGACATAAATAAATCTAGTATCTCTCTTCTTAACAGATAATCCATTTAAATATAAACCAATCCTCCTAGTTAAATCCCAACATTGTTGGTATCCACCACGAACAGACCGAACAATAATTTGCACCAAAGGGTATGTATAACCTAAAGACGGGCTATCTTCAGCAAAACTCCCAAAATCAACTACAACAATAACATCATCTGGAGTTAACTCTGTAAAATTGCTAACAAATAAATTCTCACCAATTTTACCAAAATTATTATCTTCTAAACATTCCGCAATAATAGTTGCAGCAGATAACATATGCCTTATTTCTTCGAAGAAACAGATATAAAAGCTTTATTAATATATTTTACTAAAATACCCCTCACTTTTTTAATCTCACCATAAATAGCCAACTCTAAAAATTTAGCAGAACCAGTTCTATGTTTCTTCCAAGTATGCTCATGTACATATATAGCATATTTAGCCAAATAATATATTATCGCATTAGCATAACGATTAGTAGTAACCAAAATCTGATTTCGAGCGCTCTGCCGTAAAAATCCAGTTTTAACTGGAGTCTGTTGCTGCGCAACACGTTGAATATCAATAGCAATTTCTCTTGCAGCACCTTTAAAAGCCATTTTAGCTTCACGTGTAGACAATTTAATTAAATTACCAATTAATTCATCCGCCCCAATAATTTTAAATGCTACTCTCATGAAGTTAACGCTCTAATATAGAAATCAGTACTATTATACAAAGGAGTCATTTTGTTGGCTTCTATAATTTGAGAAGCTAACTTTTGTTGCCAAGGGTCCCAAGGGACTTCCAAAGCCTTACCGAAAAGCTTCTGATTATATGGAGGGGTAACTGGATCAATAAAATCTTTTAACCTCCCATTAAAAACATACCCACCAACTAATACTGGATAAATAGCATAAAATACTGAACTAGAGCCTAAAGACATCCCCGACGATAAGTTAGTCTTATTTTGATTTTCAAACCACTTACATTTTATCTCAATTGGGTATTCCCAAATTGCATTACCATATCCATCTATTTTGGCAGGCCGCCAATACACACATATATCAATTAAAAACTTTTCTACCCACCAAATACCCATTTTGTCACAACGCATATAACTTGATAGAAGTCCCGCCGGCTTTTGCCAAACTACCGGTCTGATCCATAGCAGCCGCTACACGCCCCCAACGGGTAGAAAGGATACCCCCCAACCCAATCTCAAGCTGAACCTTTGCATCAACATCACTATAATCAACTTCAAGGTCACCAATTTGCTCTTTGGTAATTCGTTGAGTATTGTCTACTAACGATACAAAATGTGCAGTAAGCCATTTTATTATCTCAAGACCAACGGAAGTTCTCAACACATGATCACCCAAACGCTCCCTAACCAATATAATCGCACTAGAAATCAATCCATTAATTTGCATATCATCAATTTTGGTATCAATTACATTCCGTACATGGCCAGGTCCAACAAATACATCAACACTATCCCTGTCGTCTACCGTTAAATTATTTAACTCAAAACCAATGGCCTCTGCATAAGAAGTATTGCCTATATTACTATAAATAAAAATATCAGCCATATCACCTGCTTACGTTAAAAAACACATACCTTAATCAATACTCTATTTTCTTCCCCAACGGTATTAGCCCCTGTTAAAGAGACACCTAAAATACGATCTACTCCAGAAACTGCAGGGGATCCACCAACAAATTTCCTTAAAGCTCCTCCACCACCGGCCTGCAAAAAATCTCCTACAACAATTTCTTGCTCAAGCTCAAGCCATCCAAGAAACAATGCCCCACGAGACAAATGTGCAACGGTTATCCTATCATAACCATTATATACTTTAAATGAATGCCCATATTCAAAATGATTCAATAAAACCGCACAACCAATAGACCTATGAATCTCATTAGAAGATTTATAATAATAGGTCCCATCAGCAGCAATATCAGATACCACCATAATCTCTCCAGGGACACTATGGGAATCACCTAAAATAGCAGAAACCAATACAGCCTTACAATAACTAGAACATAAAATATTAAATCCATGTTCTTCTCTATACGGAACATTCCATCCTATAATATACCTATCAGCAGACCCTAAATAAGTGTCTTCTCCCCATGCAATATTACCAAGTTTAACTGGAGGGGCTGGCATTAAAACCTCCTCTCCTTATGTGATAGACCCATGAACAATACCACAATTCCCATTATAATCAGCAACTAATAAAGGAACAGTAATGGTCAAGACTTTAAACAAATGAGTCCAATTTGGCGTCCCAGCAGGCTCCCAATCAACAACAGACAAAGGTAACCCATTAATTAATTGCACGGTATTGCTTCTCATCTCTACCAAAACCACTTCTTCTTTTACACTCCCCAATTGATAAGTAAATCTTATGTCTTCTATCCCAGGAAGCTGCAAAATACGCTGCCTAATTGTCATTGCTCCATAAACAGCATTAACAAAATAATCTTGATTCATTACAGAATAATACGCATATGGCAAATATAAAATCCAAGGGCCAAAATGTTTGTTTGTTACAGACTTCCCTACCATATCATCAATTTGTTGAACAATATTCGCTGGAGTTTCAGTCAACCATGAAGTAATTGTGTAGAGATTTCGCTGAGGGAATGTAGTATACCCCCAAGCCGTAGCTCCACTGGCCATAAAATCCCCTCTAAACAGCTGATACTCCAACGCCCTAGAAACAGACCTAGTCGCTTCAACCACCATTTGTGTTCTTAGTGGCAATCCAACTCTAGCTGCCTCAGCCATATATCTAGCATTGACCAAAAAATCCTTATAGGTCACAAATAATGGCACACTAATAGTAGCCAGATTAAGCTGTTCAGCATATCCACGACTATCAGGAGTTAACCCGGTGGAAGCGTCTTCCATCCCAGAAGCTATATCTCGTACATAAACTCCGGCAGACATAGCATCAAAATTAACTGTCAACTGCGCCCTTTTGTTTAAATCTGCTACCCCCACCAATTCTTCTTTAGCAGTTTCTACCAAAACATTATCAAAAGATTCCCACAAATTTCTAGGAAATAGTTGCAAACTGCGCAATTCACTTAAATTGATACGAGTGCCACCATATTGTTCTAACAACGCCGCAGAAACCTGCCCAGAAGGCTCACCATTGTTAATAGTTTCGACAGAAACTTCATTATTATTCATTTGTATCTCCCTCATAAACAAAATATTAGAACGCTACCATCTTAATATAAGCATAATCTCCCGCCGGTATTACTATGTTTTCCATCGCAATAGCAACTACAACATTTGAATAGACTGGAGCGATTGTAAACCGATGGAAACGTCCACCCCCACTACAAGTCAAATGATCTCCAACTGTTATCGTTTGGTCCTCGTCTGCCAACCCATTAAACATTTCTCCTGGAGGAATATATGCCACAGTAATCCGTTCATCAGGAGAAAAAATCCTCTCCCCAACCATTGCCCCCATCGCTATATTTTCTAAAACGACACAACATGTAGCTGTACCATTTTCTACCAACGTAGGACGATATATAACAGTTCCATCAATCAATCTACCAATAACTTCTGCAAGCATCCCAGGCATTACCGCACCCGATGTAGCACCATCCGCTAAAAATGCTTTGCTATAACTAGAACATAAAATTGTTGTAGGGAAATAATTAATAGCCATCACGTCTCCCATACCAAACAAATAAATACCATATTTTTAAAAAAATATTATGTATCAGTATACCTTACCAAAACCCACTCATATTCAGCCCCGGAATCCCTTTTAGTCAACGCAATCCCATACATTGGAGGATGTACTGTTTGTGCTTCCCATCTACTAAGTTTACCCAAACTATCAACAACTGAACTACGAGGGCCACAAACATACTCACCAATGTCAATATCCCTAGGGATGAAATCATCCCACCTACCCCAAAACATAACCCCAGCTGTTAGAAAAGCCACAGTGATAGATTCTCCAACAACAAACTCATGATCAACCCCAACACCGCGACTAATATCATCTAAAACGATAGCCTTATTAGTAGGCTGCAAATCACTAAAAACAGCAGTTTCAACCACAAATGCATTATGCGGACCACCAGGTTTTACCTTTACCATCTTGCCAGGCATCATAATAGATGCAGTATCTTGGGCACAAATACCACTAAAAGTGATCATTTGATCTAAACCAGCGACAATAATTGTTTTAGGAGGTATCGTAGGTATTTGACTCATATGGTCCCTTTAAAATGCACTAACTTTTATTGTTCTATACTCACCAACTCCAGTGGTTACATCTTCTAACGCAACGGCTACAATACAGTTAGGTGCAGCAGGGGCACCACCAGGATATTTTTGCAACCTACCAGCAGCTGCACTGGATGACAATAAGTCTCCGACCACAACCGTTTGTGAAGCAGTTAAATAAGCATAAAATGTTTCTCCTGATGGCACATAAGCAACGGTAATTCTGGTCCCCTGATCAAGCTGAAAATCAATTACCTGTCCGGCAGCCACATCTTCCAATACAATGGCGCAGCTAACTGACGCATTGTCGGAGTTGACTGCTCTAAAAACTAAGGTACCATCAGCCTGCTTCTCAAGAATATGTACAAGAAAACCTGGCAGTGCACCCTCATGTAATACTCCACTAACCAATGTAGCCTTGCTGTAACTAGACGTAAGGATATTAGCAATAGCCATTTAAAATCTCCTTTATCACCTAAATAATCATAGCGTGGACGATCCCTGGGTTTTCATCGGTAACTTTATTTTCATAGGCTATCGCAATAAGAGTATTCGGATGCCCACTTGGGACCCCCTCTAAATCATATTTTTTAACCATCCCAATGGTTGTCGACGAGCACAAAAAATCACCTGGGGCAACAACTTGATTTGAAGCTAACCTACACCAAAACTGTTGGCCACTACGCAAAAAAGCTACACTAACGGAATCTCCAGTTTGATAGTTATAATCAATGTCCCCCAACTCTTTTTCTAACGCAATAGAAATTATAGCTGTGGCCGCAACGGTACCGATCCCACAAAACTCCAATAACTCCCCAACATAATTACCGGTTAACTTTACAACACTACCAGGCTGCATTGGAGCCACAGCTATACCAAAATCAATGGTAGGAACAACCAAACTTCCAATAATTATTTTTGTTGGTTCAAACATCCCTAATTATCCCAACTGATTTTAGCCGGCGGGACATATTTTAACGCCTTTAAAGGAGGCGCTCCCTGCAAACCAAAATCTACTGTAGATAGAGCGAGGCTATCCTTACCTTTTGTGTTAGCGATCATTACAAGCTCACTGATTTTAGTTAAATGCTCAAGGGCAATAGCCGACAAAAATTTTTCACAAAATTTAACCTTATCAAAAGCATTGATAACCTCAACAGCTTGGTTCCGTTTTTTAGACCGCTCCTCAACAGCTTCAGCTAAAGCGTTACGCAAATCATTATCCCCAACGTCCTTAATGAAGGCATCCATTTTCTCCTCAAAACTAACCACACGATCACCTTCATTATGCTGAGAAGAAACCACCTCCACAGATTGTTCCTCAGAAATAAACTCTTTTGAAGACATTTCAGTTTCCTTGTTAAATTCTTTATCTAATAAACTTCTAGCCTTTGTTTGAGCTGATTTTTTTGCAGCATCAGAAATATCTGCCTGTGCCCCTCGCCCAGACAAAACTGCACGTAAAGCACCTGCATTTAATTTATCAGTCCCTGGGTTAACGACAGGAAAAAATACTAAATTAGCCCCATCTTCAGCCGCACTATCTCCTAACAAAGATTTAGAAGCAATCCAGTTTTTAACTTCAGTTGGCATATCGCTGATACGCTTCGAAAAATCATCAGGCTTAGATTTACCACTATGTTTAAAATATCCCTGGACATAATCACCAATAGTTTTACCTACATCAGCCCAAGAAATAGTTTCAGTCCCTTTATATTTAGGATTTCTTGCTGTAGACAAAATAGCCGCAATATCTGTAGGGCAAGGGATATCTTTTCCCTTTTCTTCTTTCTCTAAATGAAGCTTACTGGAAGTATTGTCGGATTTATCAGCCATTTCTTCTCCTACAATTAGAAATTTTTTAGATGCTGCGATCCCAAGCCCGCAACCATCTTTATTGCTACAAGCCCCTACAGTATCCAATAATATTGCTAAATGATCCGGGACTAAATTTTTAATTTCTAAAGTATATTTCTTCCCATTTATTATACCTCTAGTATCAATTAAATCTCCATATGCTCCTATACTTATATCAATTTTTTCGCCAGATGTATATAATAATATTATATCTTCTGCTTTATCTACATTCAACCAAGCCTCAGCTGACAACGCTTTTTTAGACGTATTATATGAAGCATTAAAAATATAACCTACCCATTGCTTTTCATAAACGCTAGGGTCATTAGACGAAATAAATCCATCTGGATGATCACGCATAATGGGTCGACCATTCCACCCATTTAAACTCTTTTGTAAAACAGCAGCAGGGAAATAGATCGTATCAACATCTTGGCTCCCGCCATTTTCAATGTTTGGCGTATAGGCTCCCTCAACCATCATGACTACAGGCAAAATGTAGTATTTTTGGCCAAGCAAAAGTTTTTCTTGAGGCTTTGTTCCATCGATATTAGAAGCAAAGTAAAAATTAATCGGAACAGTCATCAAATACCTCTTATTTTTTTCTTTTCTTTTTTCATATATATTTTAGTTTTATAAAATATATATTTTTTTCTTTTCTTTATGTCTTGTCTTAATTCTTAATCTTGTCTTGTCTTACTCTTAAGATTTAAATCTTAAGATTTAAGAGCAATTAATATGCCAATTTTTTAAAAAATTATTCTTCAACAATTGGGACTGCAACGCATCTACACCTAGGATGTTTAGGTATCATAGTATAAATTTCTTTTAATGTAAAGAACTTACCACTTAATTCAGCACAAATAGAACACGGATCAAATGCAGTTACCCACTCAACCTCTACTTTAACTTTATCGACCCCATATCGTTCGTATTCGTTAATGCTTGCCTGATGATGTGCTCTAATAGTTTCAGTCCTAGCTATTAATTCAGCTCTATTAATCCCAATTGAATCAATTTTTTTAACAATATCTTTAGCTATTTTTAACGGAGATTCTCCAGCAACCAACCCATCTGACAATATTCTCCGTAAGTTAGCCTCAATAGTTGAAGTAATACCTTCAAGATCAGTATAAACCCTATTATAAATTAAATCAACAGCTTCAGAATGAACATCTCTTATCATAAAATCACTTAATATAGCGGAGCTATCAGTATTTATATCATAGTAAATATCTAGTTTTTTCATTAAGTTATCGTTTTTCTTAATGTAGTTTCTAGCAAATTGCATCCCTAATAAATAAGCCGCTCTAATATAAATATCAGCCCAAATTGAATTTTTAACCTTAGTAGAACGCCCAGTACGATCTTCTTGAAAAAGAGCAATATCTTCATTCTCTTCAAGCCAATCTAAAAAATTATCAATTTTATCACCATCATTTTGCCCTGCATATTGTCGATATGTAATTGGGTATATTTCAGTCTTCCACCCAGAAGTATTCTTAGAGGATGGAGTAACTACCATAGACGACAATAAACCATAACCAGCTTTTTTTAGGCCAAAACAATCATTTTTGACAATACTGGTACGGATTAAATTCTTAATAGCCCTAAATCTATTTTTAAAGTCTTGAGCAAAATTATTTCTTAATGTTAATGTTCTTGTAGGGTCAACCTTGGTCGCTCTCTTAAATAATTGGTAAAGGCCTACAGGAATCATTTTATTCGCCAACAATATCTTCAAAGACTAATGGACACCTTTCCTTAAATTCTTTTAATAATTTATTCATAACAAAACGCATCTGAGGGTGTGCTGCCGGCTTACATCTCACATTAAAAATGTGACGCCATTCTTGTAAATTAGCAGTGATTACTATTTCGGTTTTTAAGCTAGTGGGCAAAACAGATCTAGCTTCTTGAGGAGAGCTACCAGTTTCTATTAAGCCTAAATAAGCAGCCTCACAATGCTGCATCGCAGCATACCATGCCTCATATGCCTGAGAGCCTTCATCATAAAAAATAGGCCTTATAACGGCGATCTCTTCACCAAACCCTTCACTAGCGTAATTACAATATCTAGTAGATTCTTGACTATAAGATGCCAACCGATGCCTAACTAATTCATGACTAACTCCACGATCACAAACAATCGCCACAGTAATATTTACGTGTTCTAAAACACTATGATGCCCCATTTTCACTAACTTTTTAACAAATTTTTCGATGCATTCAGCCCCATTATGATAAGACTGATAGCAAACTGTAGCAGCCCCGTTTATCCTATTATAAACTTCATTTTTGTCTGGAAAATTTATAATATTTATCTTTTCACTCAATACTTTCATCTATCTCTCCCTTTTCTTCTATTTCTTCTTCTTTTTGATCTTCTTCTATTTCATCTGTTTTAACTAAATCTTCTACAATATTTTTAGCAAGCTCAATCTCCGCAGTAGACATCCCCAACTCTCTACTTAAAAATAACTCAGGTGGAATTAATTCAGTGCCTCCTACCGTTTCTAAATACTTTGATAAAGTTTCAGTATGAATTTTACCTATTTCAGCTTTTTCTTTATCTGAAAGAACTAATAATGGCTCCCATTCAATATAAAAAGAATTATCTGGCTGTGGCAAAACATCAAACCCAATCAACCTATTAATCAATGGCCTTAAAATTATTCTATCGGCAACTTCTTGTCTTCTCTCCTCTATAAAAGAGAGCCATGCTCGTTCATCTTGGCTTGAAGCCAATTCACCCCTTTCTGATCCAATTAAGATTCTTATAGGGATTCTAGTAGCAGCACTGATTAATTGTAATTGAACATCAACATGATCCGTAGGGGAAACAACTTGGGGAGCTAATGATTGGATATTTAACCCCTCCACATATAACCATCTTTGTAAATTATTAACAAAATCAGATAATTGTCCCTTTAACCCCTCTAATTGAGAATCTGTCAAAATAGTATTTTCAGCGGCTTGAGCGGTATAGCCTGGTCTAGCTCCACGCCAATACATTTCTGGAGAACCACCAGCCAATTTTTCTAAGCCCAACAACCTATTGTAAACACATTCTAATCTAGGCAACCCATAAAACTCATTGTCTAATGTATTTTCGGCAACATGAATAATCCTAGACCAATGAATCGCTCGAGAACCAATGGTTTCCCCAGTAATTAATGATGCAATTTGCACGCTATACATTAATGGATGGCCGTATCCACTTGATCTAATTGAAGTATCCCAAGTACTTATTTGTGCTCTAGGTTCAGGGATAGGAGATAAATATAATAATTTAGACCCTCGTTTAGGAGGAGTAGCTAAATTCTCAGAATCATCAAAGCCTAGGTATAAAATTGAATATCTACCTAACCCAGCCAATAAATCTAATCGTTTTAGACAATTATATAAATCTAGCTGATCTACTAACTTAGCATATGCTAATTCAAATGAAGTTTCTCCTTCATCAGATTCAAAAACGTTAGGAGTATACCTCCACGTAGCCCCTACTGGCGCTTGAATAATCCTTTGGGCTATATCTTGCCGAGTATATTTATATAGATAATCGTAATAGTCTAGGCTGGTAGGGTAATTTAAAGCTGAATCGGTTGTACTAGGATAATGCGATGTATTAAAAGACCTAGAAGACATAAGCTCTTTTAACAATTTATTCCCAGAAATAAACACTGAGGATAACTCTTTTTCATCATTACGTTCAAGAGAAACAGCATGAAGTTTCCTTGTTTTTTTTGATATATTTCTAGTCATCTTAACCTTTGGTTTCTAATTTAAACAATAATATGTTATATTATATTCAATTTCCTCCAATAATTCTAATACTTTTTCTTCTGCTAAATAAATATTCCCCATACCAAATGGCTAATCCAATACTGATAACAATATCATCATGCATGCTAGAAATAGCTGAATAGCTATCATGCCCAGAGCTAGATATCTTTGATCTAAAATAAAGTAATTCTTTTTTGATTAAATCTATATCTGGTAAATTACTGGCAATTTTTATACGTTTATTCTGAAATACGACTTGCAATGAAGAAACAATGTCCCGCTTAGGGACTTTAACCTCCCTTCGATTTTCCCAGTTAGTATTGTTCCCCCCGGTAATAGTAATGCCAAACGGAGCCATATTATTATCTTGGAAAACATCCTTCACAGGACGTCCAACCCCTGTTTGATCAATAATCAAAGCATATTTATCTAAAATTTTATTAGAATTAATTATGATTTTTACACTATCGGCTATTGTCATATACGAAGTTTTTAAAGCGTACCGCTTTAAATATACTAACGAATATTGAACTTGTTGTGTTAAATTGTCTTTGTTTATTTCTAAAATAGATAGCACAGAATAGTCATTTTGTTGGCCAAGATCTAATCCTAATAAGTATTGATACATAATATTATGGCAATAAAAATTTGGGGTCGTCTAATGAATCTTTATCTAACATAACATCTGTGCTTGGCTTAGCATCACCCTTATATTGATCAAAAAAAGAATTAACTTTCTCGTCAATTTTATCAATTTTATCAATAATTTTTTTAGTATAATATGCTGATTCATCCTCGGTTATCCCATACCCGTTAGCCTTTAAATAATATGCTAGGAAAAAAGACCCCATTATAGCCGCACTGCTGAAACTTATACCTGTAGAAATTATGCATGGGCATACGAATTCGTTAACACCAACACCTTGGTCTATACGATTATTATCATCTCTTACAATATGGTCAAATTCAATGGGATCTATTAACGGAATCTCCTCTGGGGGTGCAGGTTCATCAATTATAATTTCATCAAAACGAGCATGCGCATTAAAACCAATTAAATTAAAACTAAAAAGCAATAAGAATATAATAACTCTCCATTTAAAAAACAATTGTTAGCACCCCCCCAACTGCAGCAGTATACCAACGTAGGTGCTTTAAGGTGCTATGGTATTGGTATTGCCACTCAAAATAAACCGGACAACTATAGACATTGGCGACATGGTATGCCCTATGCGGCAATAAATTAACCGCTTTAGCATAAACAAACGGACAATAAGAAAACAATAAAAATAATATAATTAAAAATAATCCTATCACCCGTTTAGAATAAGCCATTATTAATATTTCCCCCCCCACATTACTTCCCAAGCCATCTTCTAATCATGGGGATAAAAACAAACATTCTGTGGAAATCTCTATCGCGTTGATTATGATACATCATATTAGATAAATCCTGCATTGGTTTTTGTTGCGCATTCATTTCTTCTATTGTTATTGTTTCCTGGTCAGACAACTCTTCTGTTGACTGATCATTTACTCCACTGGACAGCTGTTCGGACGAATCATTAACCAATTCATTGGTTATATTTTGATCATTAAACCCATTAGACTCTTCTCCACTTACTTCCTCTCCAGTTATCTCCCCACTTGTTCCGTTAAAGCTTGTATCGGATTCAGCCATATCGTGACCTTCGTGATCGCTGCTTTCATTAACATCGCCTAGGTTCCCACCATTGTCAATCTCCCCTTCACTATCACTACCACTACCGCTGACATCCGCCTCATTACCACTGTCTTCACCATTTGCTATGTTTTTTGTAACATCTTTTATAACTATTTTTTCTACAATGTCTTTTGGCTCTTCAACTACCTTAAGCTCTTTATCCACCCTACCCGGACCTTGTTTTATATCGCTTCCTACATCATCTGCTTTTAATTTTTTAGTTTCAGCTGCCATCCTTTTATTAAATTCAATATTTCTTTCAGCAACCGTTTTATTAAATTCAGGATTTTTTTCAGCTACCCTTTTGTCATATTCAATATTGCTTTCTTCAACGAGTTTTTTAAGCTCCTCATCCGAAGCACTAGGTTTTTTCCCTTTTTCGCATTCCTTATTTATATTAGAGTACATTTTATCTACTTCTGATTTTATTATATTCTCTTGCTCAAATTTACGATCTTTCTCCTTAAAATTATCGTTCATTGCGGGTTTGAGAAAATCATCTACGTACCCTTTTGCTTGTTCTCTATCTTTCGTTGGATCATTATTTGGATAACTACGAGAGATTCTTTCCAATTCATTTCGGTACATTCGTTCATAAGTTTGCTTATCATGAACATGCTGCTGATAAGCACTTTCAAAATCATCAGAACTTTCGCCCTCATCTTCCTCTTCTGACGTTGAATCTTCTTTTAAAACTATTTTTTCTTTCCCAACTCCACAATAACCACAATTTGCAAAAACATTAGTTGCAAAAAAAACTATTACTATTAATACCGATAAAAAAACAACCACCTGCTTTTTAAAATCCATGGAACATCCCCTTTAATTATTAATCCCCTCTATTCTATTCTTTTAACAAAATTAAGATATTGATCCAATGGATCTCCAGGAATTTCCATTCGCATAATTGATTCCTTAGTATTTGTCTTACAACCAAAAAATATGTGAGCAATATCACCCAATTTGTTCCCCATATCATTAAACTCTTCTGGATCAGGCGGTTGCTCCATAGAACAACTTGCTTTAACATCCCTCTCTGGATTGTCTGAACTCATATCACGTCTTTGTGCCCTTTTATGTTGTACCTGATCGAATTCAGCTGAAACAGGGGAAGGATCACAAGTAGTTACCCTACATTCATTCTGACTTACCCCAACCCCTGCTAGGGGGTTGAGGCTTGTGTTAGCATTTAGCCCAAACAAAAACGTGTCTTGCTCAGGAGCAAAAGGACGACCATCTCTATAAGTACCTCGTTCATAATCAATGTCAGGATTTACTAAAGGATTGTCTGGATCAGGATCATTGGGATAAGTCTGTTTCCAATGAGGCCCCTTATAAAGAGTTATTGTCCCATGAGTATGACTATGCTGATTAGAATCTTCATTGCTTTGCAAGCCGGATTCTTTAGGCTCTCCACCAGCCATAACGCTAAAGGCCATAGTGAGACAAAATACAGCCGCCATTAAGCTACAAAATAAGCGCGGAAACTTCATTGCTTACTGCTCCTTCAATTAATTCAAATTCAAATAATTGATTTTCGGTATCAACAAACTCACAATAGTACTCTTGTTTAACCCACCATTCGCCTACCTCCTTTAACTCTTGATCAATAAAATCTTGGCTAATCCTAGAACATTCATTGGCAGTAACCTTAACCTTAACCCATTTATGCCCACCGAATGTCCATGTTTTAAAAAACCATCCTCGTTTACCAAAGGGAGTAGTAAGAGCCAAAAGCTTACCTTGAGATATAGCCAACATAGGCCTAATAGTCGCATATAACGCATCAGAAACTTGTGCTGCCTCATCAATAACCAATAGATCTACACTTGAATAGCTTCTAACAGTATCTTCCCTACCAGGCAAACTTATTATTCTACTGCCATTAGAAAGCTCAAGCATAGATTGATTCTCACGAACAATCTGATGTAACGCAGTTACATGGGATAATCCACTTTTAACCTTTCTAAATAATTCTTCGGCTTGCCGTAAAGAAGCACTGATAATAAGTACCAACGATTTCTTATAAAATGTAGCGCGATACAAGCTTAATGCCGCGCTAACCGTACTTTTCCCTGATTGCCTAGAACAAAGCAACAAAGTATTGTCAGGTTGATTACGCAATAAATTTGCTTGCCAAGTATCCGGAACCATCCCAAAGCTATCAGCCATAAATTGAATAGGATCTAAAGCAAGCGATATTAAATGAAAATTAGTATTACGATTAGAAAATAAACGAGAATATTTATGCGAAGGTAATTTATCAAACATCTTATAGGCTATGTTTTCTCAACGCTTCAGCAACTTTATCTTTAATCTCTTGATAAGGAGCTAAAACTTCAAGTATCACTTCAATTACTTTTTCTATATCATGAGACGACTTGTACGCCATTAAAAGTTCTGCGCCTTTTATCATCAATTCCAAATTACCACGAAGCTCTCTCGCTGCCCCTAATGCATCACGATAATTCTCTTGTTGCTCAGTAACATCAAGAATCCGAATAATCCTCTTCCTGAGGTATTCAATCCACGAAGCTATATCATTAAAAGCTGGTAACTTAGGGACAACTTGGCCATCGTTAGAGTCGACCACAACAGGCGGTCTAAAAAAATCACCATTCATATGTGTATTTCTGTGCCTACGAACGGTGGATTCTGACAACCCATATCTTTTGGCAATTTCCCTGTTGGGAATATTAACCAATATCAACCTTTCGATCACACTTTGCTGTGGATGACCATTAATTATACAACATTTCCCACTTGGCTCTCGACCCATTAACCTCTCCATTTCCCCCAACATTTTATAGTATTTAACGCACTGCGTCAACAAAAAGACGCATTTTAACGCATAGTGCGTCAGAAAAAATCTAGCCTAAAAACAGACGTAACTAATTGATATTTATTCTCATATCAAAATATAGTTCGTTATTGTTCCTGACGCAGCTTTTGGTGGGGTGCGTCAAGAAAGAAAAATCTCATCTCTTATTATAAAAAACATTTGACATTTATTTCTTATTTTTTTATAATATTTTTAAATAAAAAATTATTAAAAACTTACTAAAAATTAAAGGAAACCATATGGTAAATACTCAATCAAATTGGTGCCCATCAGTTACAGAAATCCTCTCTAGCCATATAGATAAAAGATGGTATTCTCCTGGATCGGCTGAATTTGGCTCTCATGTACATTCCACTTGTGCAAACATAATGGGACACCGACATACAGCCACTTACGTCCCCGATGAAGATGAATTCGCACCATGTATAAAGAGTTTTATAGAATGGATGGACATAACTGCCCCAACCCCATTTGTTCTAGAAGAAAAAATAATAAATCATAAACTACCATTATGCGGAACCCCAGATTTCATTGGAGAGATAAAAGGGAGGGATGGTTATGGAATAATCGATTGGAAAACATCAATTAGCGCCCAAAAATGGTGGCCATTACAATTAGCTGCGTACAAGCATTTAGCGAACAATTATTATGATATCGCCATAGAATGGATCGCTACATTACGCATTAGGAAGAAGGGGGGGAGGGCATTATTTAATGATTACACTCCAATATACGAGCAATCTTTAAAAG